GTGGAGTCGGAGTATGTATGCTTTGCATGGTTGCCCGCAGCGCCAGCCTGAAGCCTGACGTTTGTATCTGCAGCGGCTCCTGCATTGATATGCAAGATTGAGCTAACAGTCGAAGTCCCCAGACCTACACGCCCGCTTGAATCTATACGCAGTCTTTCAGTAGGACTTGCTGCACCATCAGCCGTTGTACTGAAGACCAGGCGCCCTGGCATGTCATTGGTGCCAGGCGTCCCATCTACTTCACCGGCAACAGTTGCCGCTTCGATAAAACTAGTACCATCTGCACCGTGAAAAGTTAAAGTTCCAAGGCGGCTTCCACTGACAACCGCAGCATTTGAACCAAGTGTTGCTGCACCTGATCTTCCAAGAAGAACGTAAGGAGGGTCATTGCTTACAGCATTATTAATTACGCTTAAAGCACCCCGTGCAGTAGAACCACCTGTTCCTTCTGTTTGAGTTAAAGAACTAAGAGTTGTGCCAAAGAAATTACTACGCGCTGTAGATGTGCCAACTAACAGGCGTCCACTGGAGTCTAGGCGCATGCGCTCGACGCTGTTTGTCCAAAAAGTAATTGGTTGCGCTGCTGTCTGAAATAAACGGGTCAATCCTGTAGTGTCTTGACCGATTAAGAACGGATCAGGGCTGCCATTGTTGCCACTGAAAGTGGCATACGCAGCGGCAGATGTACCAGCAAAAACATGCAGCGATGTTTGCGGGCTTGCTATGCCCACCCCAACACGCCCATTCGCATCAACGAACAACCGCCCAGTGCCATTAGTTGAGATGGCTACTTGGTTTGCCCCTGGTGAGTACACTCCAGTGTCTGGGTCTGTGGTCCAGCTGTAGGTTGGGGCGGAAGCACTACCTAATGAAACAGCTTCTAATTGACCAGCGGAATCAATCCGTAAGCGTTCAGTTGTATTAGTTGCAAACGACAGTTGATTTGTCGCAGACAGGTACACACCATTTGCAGGTGCACTACTTGTTCCAGTAAAAGAAAGTGCCTGAACTAAATTATCAATTAGCTGGGCTTTTGTCTGCGACATCTTAAAGAACGGTTTCCAGTTCTTTCATTTTAATGTTAGTTGCCCAATAACCTTTCAAGTGAATGCGCCTGGTGTTGCTGGTAGTAACCAAGCCGTTCTTGAATCAAGTTATAGTAATTGATGGCAGCATCAACCATTTCTTCTGCATCCATACTGGCAGCCAGTTGTTCATTAGCCAGCATGCCTGCAGTTAAAACAGTGACGCCCCATTCAAGCTTGGAGCCAATAATTGCAGGAAGAGGAGTGCCATCGCTGGTGAACCCAGCCATTAATCTGGTCAGGTTCTCATCAGCCATAGCACTCCTGTGTTGTTACCTTTATTGTATAGGCTTTTATTTAGTAGCCCGTTCTAAATAATACCAATAAGCATGGGTTGCATTTTGGTGAAACCGTTTGCCAAGCAATAGCTTGAGTTTTTTCTGCTCCAGTTCATCCATACGATTTTCATTGTATGGAAGGACATCACCACTGCCATCTTTAAGCATGTTCATCTCAAGGTCATTCATCTCCAGCTGGAGATCAAAGTCTTTGATGGCATGCTGATGACAATTCATCTTGATGGAAGCTTCTTCAGCATTCATCGGCGCATCGATCTTCAGGAAGAAGGTCTCTTGGATACTCGGATGACGCCAGGTCCACTGAGGACTTTCCATAGATTCGAGAGGAGCGGATGGAATATTCTTGAAAGACCTTGACTCCTTGGGGGAGTAGCTGACCAGCTTGGTGGGCACTGCGGATTGCATCAAGGTTTGGGAGAACGTTTGTTTTATTAGAAGGTTCAATCCTTTCAGAAAGGATTTCTCCTGACATTGAACGTAACACAGTTCGCTTGGTTGTGGTGACTTCTTCTTCAACACAAAAGTGCTGTCGTTCTTCAGAAGACCAAAACTCCGGATCCGACTTGATTTCAACAGTTAAGTCTTTCTTTTTAACAAGAGTGAACTGATAGTTGCGGCCAGTAATTTTATTGGCATCAACCGGTAGCACCCGCTTCAAATAATTGAGCAGGTGCTTGAGGCTATCGACTTGGGACTCGTGATGCTTTTGGGCCTTTAGGATAAGACCCTTTTCTTTTTTGATCCGCTCAACAGCATCCTCATGGGCTGCCATGGCGTAGTAGATACGATCAATCTTTTCAGACCGTAGGGTAATACAAGCTTCCAGCTCTGCTCGCGCCAAGTCTTGGGACTCAGGAGTGAGGAGAGGAAGAGAGCGTTCCAGGGCACCATAGTGCTCGTATAGCTGGATGACATTCAGCTCTTTGAGCTTAGTGTGAGTGATTTGAGCCATGGCTTGATTTGTGTTGGAATGGTGTTACGGCTAATCAGGCAATAACCATCAGCCGTTTTGAAAGTGTGATTGAAGTTTATTGAGTGTGTAGGCCAGCAGCGCTGCGGCTGCTGTCCAAAGAAGATCACGGACAACAGAAGTAATGCTTGAAAGAATGAAGTCGAACATTGGATGGTGTGGTTAAAAAGCTGGTCAGTTTAACGTCATGACCAGGACGGAGACTCAAGCTGACGTTTCCGCCGAGTCGTCGAAGCAGTCTACCAGGTCTGTCAAGCCAACCTTGGTGACTGTTACAAGGTTTGCAATGTAATCCGTCAATGCTTCAACCTTGGCATTGACAGAGTCCAGTTTTTCGGACAGTTCTTCGCGACTTGGTGAAATAAAGTCAAGGGTTTCTTCTTTGAAGGTGTCAGGGTTTTCTTTGCGTTGAATCTTGCGGGCGTCATCGTTTGTTGAATAGAGAACATCGGTAAACAAATCGTATTTAGTTTTTTCAGAAGGCTTGGCATAACCAAAGTCCTTTGCACATTTTTCAATGGCTTTGTCAAATTCAAAATACAAGTACAGCAAATGTGCTGCTTCTTGCAAGAACAGATCCTTGTAGCGGTCAAACTCAAGGCCGTAAGTATCAAGTGACATGGGGAAAATCGACATCAATGGCGGTTTGTAAAGCTTTAAGGACAAAGTCCTGCTGGTGTTGTTCACCCCAGCTGGTCCATTCTGCTAGATCTGGGTCGGTATCGTCCCACTCAATGTGGATACAACACCCACCATCGTCTTCTTCAATCACCTCTAGCTGCAGCTTCGTTATCCAAGTGTTGTTCGACATGGGCAATCAACATGTTTTGAACATAGTCTTCGTGATGCATCCTAAGGTCTGCAGCCATCTTTACAAGTTCCCAGTGAGTGTCTTCTGGAACTTCAAGGTCATAGCGTTGGTAGTTGCTCATGAAATTAACAGTTGGTTGCGTTGCAAGTTGACGAGCGTATTCAAGGATGTCGTCAGTCATTTTTTGGTTGTAGTTTTGAGTTGAGGCAAAGCAACACCTGGGAAAGGCACGTAGCCTGACTCCAGCATGTTATCGAACAAAGTCCAGGCATCATGCTGGGTGAACACCTCCTTTGGTTTGTAGGTACGCCAGTGGGTTAGCGGTGCTTGTGCACCATGTTTGGTGTGCAGCAACAAGAAACGTCCATCCGTAATGGCATCCGACGGTGGTGCATACCACCAAGCCACACACTTATCAGGTGCGTAGGCAGGACAGGCATTGCGTACTTCAGTACGTTTGCACAGAAGATCTCTGTATTTGTTGAACCAAGTCAGGTGGATGCACCAAGGTTTGAACCCTTGGATCTCTTGTTGGAATTGCGATAGATGATTGAGCTGACGCTGAAAGGACCCACACGAGCAGCTAGGTTCGCCAAAGCTGGACCGTTGTTCATTCTCATCCAGTTCAGAGTCCATGTCAACGAGCCGATCCTCAAGCCGAAACCCGTCCGGTGCAACCAGATATCCAAGGTCGGTCTGGTCAGACTGAAGTACGGCTTTGAGCTGGTCTTGGTCTGAAAGGCGAATGAACTTGTCTGCCCACTGGGCTTGGAGACGAGCGTTAACGGTGTGCGATCCAAGGGCATGAACGTAGCTCCATCCTTTGAACATAACGTAGGCATTCTGATTCCAGATACTTGGACCCCTGTAATTGGGGCCAAGGTAAGCAAAGAAATCTTTTAGCCTGTTGGTAAAAGAAACAAATGCTTCTTTTATTGGTTGGCGTGGATAATCAACTTTGCTACCGTCACGGTAAAGCACACGGCAAAGGTCATCAAAAAGATAGATGCCCGTGACATCGGCTTCATTGAAGTCCGGGAACGCACGGCGTATATTCGTCCGTGTGTAGATGAACGTTTGAGCTTCATTAAGTTCAAGCAGAGTTTCAGTCATAGCAGATTGGTGTGGTGTGAAATGTGTCAGATGAACAGATCGGGATCTTGTCCTGACCGCTGGAGCTTAACACGTTCTTGTTCCTTGAGGTAGGCGGATTTACCAACCTTGTAGGTTGCGTAGCCAAGTGCTGCCCAGGCAACGGGATTACCAAGGACAAGAAGTGCACCGGCTCCAATGGCGCCAAATGTTCCTGCAGTTTTAAGAACTGCTTTGTGCTCTGGTTTCATGAGGTGATTGTTAATACATTTGGAAAAAGATAAACGGTGTTTACTATAGAAGTAAAATTAAGTAACAATTGAATACATTCCATGGATCAAATTAAGTATGTGTCGCTGTCTCAATTCCAAATCGAACCATCGTTAGACGATAAGTTTTGGGAAGAGAAGCTAAAGCGCACAATCCAGGAATGTAATTCGGTTAGTGCATTGAAAGAAATAGCGACCCTCTTAGCGAGGATCGCTACCCAAAGACAAGGTGTAATAAGGGGATTGGTACAAGATATGTTCATCTTTAATAACGTTGCCGTTAATCAAGATGATCTTGCCAACCCCCAGGTTGAATCAGATCAGTGAATCGTCTTCACCGGTCATTGGATCACGGGCAGGCAAAGCCTTGACTTCGACATCCGTGGTGCGGGACACAGGAAGAATCTCAACACCAGCCTTGATTCCATAGGCACCGCCAAGCTTTTCAGCATCTTGCCGTGCGTGTTGGTTGATGTAATCGCTGAACATTTCCTGGAACTTCCAGGTGGATTCACGATCTTCATCAGGAATCGAGAGGCGATTCAATGATTCGATTGCAGTTTCCTGATCGGAATAATCAGGGATGTCAAACGATTCAATAGCGCAGATCTCAACGTTGTTGGCACCGCGCATCTCATTGGCAAGCACCGGAGCAAAGACGGTGGTTGCATAGAACTTCTCGTTGAATGCAAGAGGAACTTCAGAGTCCAGTGCTTTGCTCAGACACTTGGACATTTCCTTCTCATACATCTTGATCTTCTCAGACACGTCGGTGCCATTAAGACCCTTCAAAGTCAAGACCATGGGGATCTTGTGGGCACGCTTGTTGTCTTCCGTCAGGATGTAAACAAGGTACTTGGTACGCACACTGTACTTGCGCTTGTACATCTCACCTTTGCTATTGGCAAGGTCGGATGCAATCTTATCGGCTTCAAACAATTCTTTAACGTCTGGATCCTCAAAGGTTCCAATCGTCTGCCTCATCCCAGTTGTTTCCTCAACCATAAGGGGAGAACGTAGAAGGACTTGAAGTCGAGGCTCAGTAAAATTGAGTCCTTCTTCCACTGAAGTATTGGGAGCCATACCAAAAGTTTGCTTGTAGTTCCAGATAAGTGAACCTTTAGCAAATTGATCTTCAGTGGCGTTCCATCCACAAGTGTCAAGGTCTGACTTCCGCACGAACCAACCTCGTGTCTTGGATTTGTTGAGAGGTTGGATGGTGACGAGATTCTGGTATCCGGACACAAACTTTTTATCTTGGAAAAGTTTGAAGGAATCCAGGCCACGGGTGGCAAGAGCAGAGGTTTTCTTCATGGTCAAAGTCGTAGTAGGTTTCTTGGGAGAAAAGGAATCAACTTTGGATTGGAGTTCATCCATCCAAGCTTCATCCATCATGTCAACAGGAGTCGTTGTCATGGTTGGTTCGTAGTAGAACAACAGATGCTTTTAACGTCATCCCAGGACGGGCGCCTAGTCTAGGAGTGACCAGGCGCTATGGAACATCAGCGTTTGTTATCAAAACGGTGCGTTGTCGTCATCTTTGGATGGGCTGCCGTATTGACCAGGGAGATCAGGCAGTCCGCTTTCACCATGACCCCAAGGATCAGGTTGTTCATCCATAGTGCGACCACCCCACAGTGAACCAACATTCCCTTCGGATGCAACAGTTGTTTGGGGCTGGATCGGAGCGGAACCATCGACTGCCTTGGGAGACAGCGTCATCTTCTTAAGTTCGATCTTAGTTTGTATTTTCTTTTCCCTTGAATCTTTATCGATCCAGGAATCAGTAACCAGTCGACCCTTAATTGTTAAGCCCGTTCCTTTGCGGGTGAAGTTACACAGAAGTTCTGCGTAGTTAGGCTTATCTTCTGCGTTGTTAATTGCGTAGAAGTTAAAGAGATCAGATTGATTGCGACCAGTATTAACCGCAAGGGTTTGGTTGCAGATCATCAAACCACTTGGTGTGGTTTTAAAAGCACGTTCATCTTCGTGGTTGACATCTTTGACGCAACGTCCACTAAGGATGACAGTGTTAAGAATCGGAAATGTCTCTGCATTAACCATGCCAATGACACCACCATGCAAAGAGAGTTGCCTGGTATCTAAGTCATAGCGGAGCGTGGAATCATGCAGGTAAATTCCCATGTTCTTTTTCATGCGAGCAAAACGTTCAGCCGTCTTGCCGTAGATGTTAAGTTCGATGGGAGTGTCTGCTTTCTTAGCGCCGACAGCCGGTAGGCTAATCATGCAGCGCATTGCAGTTGAGTTGGCGCCTGTAAAAACTTCCCGAGGATCTTCAAGAAGTTGAGCGCAACCAGCAAAGAAATTCATTGCAAGAGAAGTAGGGTGGAAGGCAGTTTAACGTCATACCTGGGACGGGTCCATAGATTTAGTGGGTATCAGACCAAGTCTTACCAACTCGGGAGTCACCTTCAATCAAGCATTGAAAGTTAAAAAACTCCTGGGCCTGGGGGAATGAAAGCATAGCTTGCTCCCTGATTTTTTCTGTGTGATCTGGATGGCATGCAATTTGGATTTCATCATGCACCATCAACAGCTGCTCCCAGTCTTGACCGTAGACCAGACCAAGGTTTTGTTCAATGTTTTGTTGCGTAAAAACAACAACTTGTTTCATAAGGATTGCACCTGCGGATTGCAGGAGAACATTCAATCCTTTGAACGCAGAGCGACAATGCAGAACGCGACGATCAAGACCACGCAAATAACCCCGGGATCCAATAGTTTCATCAATCTGTTGTTTAAGTTTCTTTAATGCAGGTACACCTTTCATGAATGAATTGATAGCATTACTTCCCAGTTGCCGGAGAACTAATTCATCCTTTTCATCAGGGTCGATAATGGTACCAGCCTTGGCAGCACCACATCCGTAAAGCATTCCATACAATAACCGCTTACTAATATCACGAGTTGCTACGCCAAACTGCTCTTGGTTATACGTATGGATATCAATTTCCGGGTTAACAACTAGAGAAGCATACTCTCCGTTGTCCCAAAGGGCCAAGTATCCAGCAAGGCAGCGCAGCTCAAGTGCTTTAGCGTCAATACCAATGAGGTCCCACCCGTAAGGAGCATGGAATAAATTGCGACATTCCTTTCCATATGGGGAGTAAGACGCAGGCACTTGGCCCATGTTTGGATTACGGTGTGCGCACCGCCCAGTGATGCAACCGTTAGTAATAAGGTCGCCGTGGATACAGCCAGATTCGTTGTTGAACAACTTGATCCAAGCATTGTTGCCATCTGCAATTTGACCAAGACGTTTTTTGACCAGCATGTATTCTGCCAATGGCTTGGCTTCTGGGAAAGGCAATGTCTCTAATACCTCATCATTAAGGATTGGATTTCCTTTCTCAGTAGTTTTTTCTGGTCGCCATCCGTACTTCTGCGCAAGTCGATTAGCAATCTGGTCACGAGATCCAGGATTGAATTCTTCAATGCAGACTTTTTCAAATGGGACACCTTTGACATAGCCACGGGTTTTGTTGTTGACCTTGGGAGTAAACCAAGAGCGATGTTCAATAGGCGGGAAGACTTTCTTTAACTCGTCTTCAAGTTCTTTTTGTCTTGTGCGTAGTACATCCACAAGATCAAAAGCTGCATCAAGATCAAAAGGAACACCTGATCTAACTTGTCGATCAATTGCAAGCGCAAAGTCGTGCTCCAGTTTGAGCGCCGCCTCTGGGTAGTGTTGCTTGCAGATGTGTTCCCAAAGTTTCTTAGTAACTTCCACGTCTTGGATGCAGTACTTAAGCATCTCTTCTGAATAGACGGAGAAGTCCTTGAAGTTGATCTTATGATCGGCCAAGCGCCATCCCCACGCCTTAAGCGATGCGGATCCACGTAGGTTCGGTGAAACCTGCGAATATTGTTCGATGTCAAGGTCATAGAGAAGTTCTTTGGGCCAGATCAATCGTGTGCAAATGAGTGTGTCAATGATGCGTGATTTGCATGTGAATGAATGTAGTTTTTGTAGGACTGGAATGTCATAGAAAATAATATTGTGCCCGATCAAAACATCAGCGGTTGCCAGATGAGCAAGAGCATCAGCAATGTGATCAGGCCCATAAGTAAAAGTTTGTTTGCGTCCAATGTCATAGAGAACAATGCAGTGGATAACTGTGACAGCATCATAAAGATTGTCAGACTCAAGGTCAAAGACCAACCAGGTTTCACTTACGGAATCTGGCTTCATCTTGAATTGAGAGGTCTTGACCAGAGAGCTTGTCATTGTTCTTGTTAATCCACGCCAAGATTTGCTGCGCACCCGCACGGTACGGATGAGAGAAAATCTTGTTGAGAGCTACGTCAGAGTCTAACGGAATCAACAGAAATTGATTGGATTTATTACACGCAGTAATGGCGTGTGGCACTCCATTTTTCCAGGTTGCAATGACGTAGCTCACGGTGAACGTTGAAAGAACGCTCAGATAATATCCGATTTATTGAGCAATGCAAGATGTGCGGAATTACTTTCGATTTGATTTGCCGTATCCCACAAAGTCACCATCTTTCTTGCGTTGAGACAACGCCTTGCTGGCTTCTGTACCAGCGCGTTGACTGCCATGTACCAGCAGTGCAAACGGCTTGTCGCCCAAGCAATGGCTATCGTCGTGATCGATTTCCAATCCCAGCTCAGTTGCCTGCTGTTCTGTGTAGACCACATAGGCAATGCGCTTGAACACCTTGGGGTGTTTGGGAATTAGGTAATCGAGCGTACCACCATGGGACGCAGTGAGATAGAAGTTAGGTGGAATGATGTCGGCAAGGTTAAGCCACATGCCCAACGACTTGGTGTAGGCATAGAAGGTTTGGTTGGGCCGCTCGGTTGCAGCCATGAACCAAGCCTTCATGTAGTTCTCTGTCCAGAAATCACCAGACTCATGAACCCGCACCAATTGTTTGGGCGGCATCATGGTCAAGGACAGATCAATGAGGTCACGCAGCAGTGTGACTTGGTTGCCATTGGAATACAACGTTTCACGCAGCAAATCCCAGTTGTGCCAGCGTGCTTCCCTGACGTTGGGCCGCACTTCTGACATAGCTGCAAAGCAGCGGAACTCATCTGCTGTGGTACCAGTGGTCTGGGGCAGATCAGTGATGGTACCTGTGGCACGGTCAGCAAAGGTCTTGCAAACACCAGCGTGCGGGCAGGAGTAACCCGCTGGAAGCGAGAAGATCAAACGGTTCTTGAGCTTACCGTTACCGGTGGAAAACTTGAGGAGTTTCATGGTGTGGTGTGGATAAAAGATAAGCAAAGCTTATGGATGAGTTTAAGGACATCCCAGGTCCGTTGATGTGTTACATGATGAACGACATCATATACAACAACGATCATATACTTTCCGTATCAATAGATACAGAATCTTATGGAACTAACGTATCGCGGCTGCAAGTATGACAAAGGGCAACAAGCCAAGAAGGATAGGGACTGGTGGAACCTGACCCATCGCCCTTGGCTGCGCCTGACATACCGTAATATTGGATACCTTCCTTACCTGATCGGAGGTCAAATCAAATGAACAAGGCACTGATTGTTTACTTAATTGATCAAAAGAAAAAGACGGCACGTAAGGATATTGAATCCAAACATGCCATCAAAGAATTAAAAAAACAACCGGCCTCGACTTTTTAATTCCCGTTCATCAGCCTCCGGATCAAACGGAGGTTTTTTATTGGAAGACAGCTTCTCCGATAACAGGGAATTGGTCACAGAAGATTTGCTGGATGTCTCGGGCGATTTGTTGGTGTTCGAGTTGGGTTCCATTGGCAGTGCGCAGTTGAAGGTAGTGTATCCACGAACGGAGTGTACCGTTCATGTATAGACGTGTCTGTGTCGAAAGCGGCAAAACCGCACGAGCACATTCCTTGGCGACACCGTTACTGATCATCTCACGGTACAGATGTTCAGCGTCTTCATATAGATGACTGATGCGACGGTAGTAACCAGAGATTAAATCAGAATCCAAATCATCAATACTGTTTTGACGATTCTTCTGATCTTGACGACGCAGGTGAGGGATCACAGCGGAGCCAAGTTCACTGGCATCTGCATAGCGTTGACTGAATTCCTGGAAACTAAATGAACGATGGCGCAAGATCTGTGGTGCGATTGCACGTGTCGTTTCAATCTCAACGCACATGTTTGCCATCTCATACGGCGACCAATGGTTGTTGTTAATTAGATAACGCAGCAACCGTGGTGCAGTGTCCATGTTGTCTTGATTGCGCGGTGCAGAAACACGCGCCATCTTGACGATCATTTCTTCTGCGTTGGGCGTTGCCCATACCAATTTGACAGGCATCTTTATTCTCCAGGTACCACGGTATTTTTGCTGAGTTGATCGAGATGATCAATAGGACAAATACGCATTTGCGCGTGCTCCGTTGGAGAAGCAAGGTGGTCCCATTGGACGACAAGGACTTTCATCTTGGTACCACGGGAGTCACGCTTTTCCTTGAAGTCAATGACCGTACCGTAGCGTTGTGTCCTGTGTTGTGCGATGCGTTCACGCACATCTTGTTTGTTGGTGAAGATCCCATGGGTCTTGGGACGTTCAGCAACGCGATCACCAATGGTGTATTTGAACTGTGCTTTGTTTGCCATCAGATGTGAGTCCAAGCTTTTCGGTTAACAATGCGTGAGATGTACGATACGCTGATGCCGTATTTTGCAGAGATTGCTTGATGGTTAAAACCCCAGGCATGCATACGGCGAATATGCAGTACGTTCTTTTCAGTCAGTACAGCATTACCGTTGTCAGCTCCACGGGCAACGTTACCAGGCCTTGGTTTACCCTTAGGAGGACCCGGCTTCAAGACTTCGTATCGCTCAATGGTGCGGTACTTAGCATCACATGAAAGACATCGGCAATAGCGTTTAGTAAAACCAGGGAAGTGATTGGTGCAGGTGACGCGTGTGTACTTGCTTGAGCAAGACGGGCAGTTCATTGGGGATCAAGTGAACAGGGTGCGTTATCAATAGATTGATTACGTATTTCTGCATACTTATCTAACTGCAAAGAATCCAATAAATACAGAGTATTTTCTGGGCCAATGATCTTGAATGCATCAACAATTAGATCATGCTTACGCAAAGGGATGCGGTAGTAATCCAAAAGGATTTCTTCTGCACGATCAAAGTCATCGATGGTTCCAGTCAACCGTTCAACAACAGTGCTTGGCATGTTGTCAACAATGTTACCAACAATGGCATCGATGACTGCTGACCAAGTCTCGGATGGAATCATCGCGATGACTTTATCAACCAAGTCAAGATCAATGGGATCGTTTTGAGACTGACTGATCATAAGGAAAAAGCCCCCGGTTTCCCAGGGGCCGTCTGCACTTCTCGTGTAGTTTAGACCGCTTGAACCTGGGTGTCCACCACTGGTTCCATCACGCCAGCTTCTTTGAGTTTATCGAGCATGGCGCACATGATTGTGGCGTGCTGATGGGTTTGTTCCATGAAGTGTTTGGCACGATCAGCGGTAATGGTGTGAGTACAACCATTGGGTTCGGTGTACTTCCAACTGCCATCCGGTTGAGGATCGCCTTGGAGCGCAAGGCGTTCAGAGTTGTGAACGTAGCGCAGTTCCAAGTTGTGGTAATCCTTGAGACCGTCTGGTGCAGTCCAAGTTGCACCGAGGTTGTAGCGATTGTCTTCGTCAGAAAACGCATGGAATTCAGGGATAACTGATTTGAAAGCAGCAAGAATTTGCATGGTGTTGAGTAAGGGAATTGGTACCCGAGGTGAGATTCGAACTCACGCTGGAGCGATTTTAAGTCGCTTGCCTCTTCCGCTGGGCTACTCGGGCGCACTTGGACTTACGCTTACATCAATGGATGCATGCTGCCAAGTGTGGTCATGGGGCAATGGCTCAGTGCCATATTCCCATGTGTCGTAGTCTTCTTCATTACGTGGATCGTCTTCGATCAGTACGTAATGCGGAGAGTTGTCATGAATGAAATCTCCGATGTTTGCCATAGCCATAGCCAGGAGTTGATCATCGGTGTAGTCGTGTTCCATGGTGAAGGACCAGCCCTAGTATCGAGGCTAAGGCTGGTCAATTTGGCTTCGGCCTTTAAGAGGCTAGCTGTTCATTGCGGGTTTGCAATGCCTCATGGAACCCTTCGGTGTATTGGTCTCGCTGATCAGGCGTCAGGTTTTGATTAGATAAACCTTTGATTTGATCAACGGACATCATGCCACCGTCAACCTTGAGTTGAATGGTGAACCTGGGTTTACCTTCTACCATACAAAGCACAATGAAGTGCTTCTTCTTACGAACACCTTCAGCGTAACCAGAGGCAGAGCCAACGCAATTGCGTACGGCTTGACCCCACATGGCGAGCTGATGCGTGTCGTGTGGCTGGAAGAACGACCAAGTTTCACCATCAACAGATACTTTGATGGGTTCAGGGAATAAATCCTGCGGTAGCTTTTCATTTGGATTTTGAATCTTCCATGACTCTGCCTGGACATGGTCATGGAATTCATTGATGCGCCAACGTTTGGGAGGATTTAGATCCTTGTGCTCAAGCACGCGGTTAAGCATGTTGATTGTGTCTGACCATTCGTAGAATCCATAAACGTGTAGACCAAGGTCACGTTCCATGGTGACGTTAGAGCCATTAGCACGTACACGTTGCTGCTCTTCTTCATAGTATTTGGCAAAGATGCCAAAGAAAGAAGCAACAGGCATGTGTTGACGCAACCAATCAATAGTCTTGTCTTGCACGGCGTACGAACGAATGCGTATGCCTAGCAATTCTTGAATGTGGTTTTGATAATAATCAATGGGACAATCAGGCCAGATGCCATGAACATAGCTAATGGAATCAACTAGTTTCTTAGCTTGATTAAAAGGTTGTTTGATGTTGACTTGTAGTTTGTTGTTCTTATCTTCATAGACAGCAATAGATTCATCTAGTTTTTGCTGGACCCACTTACGGAAGAATGGTGTATTAAAGATGTGTTTGACATTGCGTAGTGGCAGCCAATCAAGGTATGCAGGCGTTCTTAATTCAGTAAGTGAATAGAAGTTATCAACAGTTAGCTGCCAAGTTGATTGCTCTTCTTGACTTACAAAGACAGGAGGAATCTCAAGAGCTTGGGCAATGCCAGCACATTGAAGGCGGCTAAAAAGGAAACGGCTATCATCCCAGGTGGGAATTGATTCTTGCAAGGCTTTACTGAATTCTTCAACAGCCTTGGCAATGTTCCGTCCCTTTTGGGTATAACTACCAAGATAACGAGCACGCCATTCACGATCTTCTTTGCCATCAATGATGTCTTGACGAGTTACAAGACGACGGTCAATGAAGAATGTTGAGCGGCCAATCTCAATCTTGTTGTAGTTATCAATGTTGTTGATGATATCGCGTGGAATTGTCTTACGTGCTGATGCAGTGTCACGGAAGACACGTGCATAGCCATAGACATACTTGTCTTCTTGGCCAGCTGGCGGCAGCCATCCGGCGTACCAACATTGTTCGAAGTGATAAAGGATTGCGCGTGTCTGGAGACGGGCCTGCGGAGTAGCAACATCCACAGGCTTGGTAAATGAGTGGTGACGATCTGGCGCAAGCTGCGTGTTAATCGAATCAATTGCATCTTGCTGCAGTGATTCACGCACCACGTCATAAGGAATGACATGCGGGATGTTGCCAAGGGGATACTTGGCTTTCTTGGCAGGAGATGATTGCTTTTGTTGGCGAACCAAAGCTTTGAGCTTGGGATCGTAGGCAATCAACTCGGTCTGCAAGTTTTGAGGAAGTTGGAATTGCATGGTGAGTTCAGAGTAAGTTCGTAGTGTGTGAGCAGTTTAATGTCATGCTCAGGACAGGGGATCAGTCTAGATCGTAATCGGAGGTGTCGACGAGTTGCCAGTGAAGATCGAGCTGATCAAGATAGCAGCAGAAGCCATCTTCATCAGTAGGGATTTGTTGTTCCTCATCCAGCTCAAAGCTTGCTGTGCAAAGAGCTGGAGCCCATTCTTCAGGTTCGAAATATGTTGCCCGATAGAGCAAACGCATTTCGTCAACCACTGCTGTAACTGTGACATTGGTACCTTCGATGATGGTGTCTTCAATAGCAAGGACAGACATGAGTCAGACCTGAATGAATTGCTTGGGTTTCATGAAGTCAGATGTTGGTCCATACTTCTCGATAAGATCAGGGAATGCGTCGAGCAAACGCTGACGATTCACTGGATCTGCAACGCGCAGTGCTTGTGCAATCGATGAAACAAATGAACCACCATGTGATTGCATGAGGCAAATCATGGCGGTCAGCTGAGCTGAATTCATGTGTTGAATTGCAATGGAATGTAGGCAGTTTAACGTCATACCCAGGACGTATCTTTAGAATAATTTAATGTTTCGTTTGCTCAATCCTGTGCCAGGAATTGAGAACGATCCAAGCAGTCCAGACGGACGTGCGTTGAGTGTGAATTGGATGGGGCCAAGTCGTATCGATTTGGTGAACGACTTGATGCCCCGTTCCGTGATGTTGACTCCGGCAATAGTTTTGTCGAAGTTAAAGGCTGAGCGTTCAGTCATAACAAGAATTGGATTCGGCCAATGTAAATCTCAATTGAAAGTATTCATCTTGATCTTTGTCTTTGGCGTAGTAACGGGCTTCAAATCCACCAGAGCCAACAACGTTGTTCTTGATGGATTCTCTTAGCAAATGGCGTGCCATTGCTTTAAGTCTTGCGATGGATGGAACTGCGTGCCCATTACCTTCAGTTGTTTGCCACTGCCAGTCAACCGCTGTCATAGCAATGTAAACACGTTGAAAATCAAACGTGTCAATTACGTTATCAATCAATGATTCTTTTGAGTCCATTAGTTGTAGATCATGTCGAGGGACAAAATGATTGCACTAAGGAATAACATGGAGCAGAGAAGGATCATCATTTGAGGTCATCAGGAAGGAGCATTTGAGTGTCTTCGTCAGACATGTTGGTCATCATGAACTTCTCTCCGTTGGGTGAAATGAAACCACCAACGAAACCAACTCCGTACTTGTCAGCTGATTCCTTCATCTTTGCTACGAGTTGCATAGCGGATAGACGTTGGAGATCAATGGAGTCTGGGATGCGGGGAGTGTTGTCAGGCATTGGAATGAAGTGGAATGATTGATGGAGTGTAGCAGGGAATAGGGGGAGTAAACATTAGTTTATCTAATAGAATTAATGGTTCCCCCCTGGTACTCCCTGCGGGGTTGTAGGGGTTCAGCTGTGCATAGCTTGATGTTCTTTCCATGCATTGGTATGCATTTCATCCAAAGTCAAAGGCGGTTCATTGACTTCGTCTGGATCAAAGTCAGCATCAAGGTAATTCACAAGCATTGGAATGATTTCCTCTTCGAGTAAGCAATAGATGGACGGAGTGAGATGCTGGTCCATCTGATGCCGCTTCGCTTCACGTGCCATGACATCTTGGAGGATAGTCAATGCTTGACGCACGTGGACATACTCGTTTTGTTCCATGGTGTGGTGTGTAGGTTGAATGGGATGACCTGGGACTTACACCATTATTGAGAAGAGTTCTCAATTGTGGATGCCCAGGTCTTGTTGTGTTGCCAGAGAAATCATCTGGGATCAAGGATGATCCAGCCCGTGTAGTTATCGCTGGTGCGATCCACACGAATTAAGCGTTTCTCTTCGAGGCTTTCAATGGTGCGTATGTAATCAGCCATTCGATTTCCTTGGACCGGAATCTTTGGTACGAAACATGGAGTGTTCGCATGTTTCCTCCTGTGATTTAAGTAATACAGATAGAGATTCCGTTGGTTAATACTCAGGCTGAGTGGTGCTGAGTTGTCGATTTGCATTAGATCAATCCAAGAAGACTAAGCCAACTATCGGGATGGTCCGGTTCTACTTCGTCGTCGTCCGGTGTGAACGCGACTGAGTCGAACGACCACTCTTCGATTTCCTCGTTGGTCGGGACATCGTACCAGCCTTGGAGTTCTTTGTCGGCGTACCGTGGGATCCAGTAGCACCGGAGGATGCCTCGCTTGTTGCGATAGACATCGCCGTTGCTTGGACGTTCGCCTTTCTCTCCGTCGTAGTTGACTTCGGCTTGGTACTGTTGGTCGAGGTCTTCTTCTGAGAAGGGGACGTAGCCGAAAGATTCGGCAATTTCTTGGGTGACGGGGTGAAGCATGAGATTAGTACCGTGATGAGGATTGAGATGAGTGCGATGACATGAATAATGATGTCATCTTCTTGAGGACTAGGAGTCTTCGTCGTCATAGATGACGCCCTCCCACTCATCTTGATTGGATTCTGTCATTGCTTGATATTGTTCTTCTGCCATGTCAGCCATGGCATCAAGCAAGTCAGCGTTGTAGTTGTTGTCGAGTTGAGTCATGGTTTGAATTGGTATAATGAATTGAAAGCCTGGGACTTACGCACCGAGCTGGCGTCGGTACTGCCCAGGCTATTTGTAGTACTGACGTACTAACGGACGTGGGTCAAACCTTGACGTGAGACCAAGCTTTGCCCTTGTGGATATTGGAGATGGTGTGTTGGCTAACGCCGTACGCCTTACCGATCTCGATGTACGCACGATTGGTGCTCTTGAATTCCTTCATGATTGAAGGCGTTGCAAGGACACCTTTGATCTCGCGGACATCGCTCTCGCTGAGCTTGGCATTGCAGAAGGCAGCTGGCTTAATTCTCCCGGAGAATTCGCCGCTTGTGATCTTCTTAACCAATGCCATCTCACCGTCCTGCTGGAGAGCAGGCCGAGGCGTGGTATTGAGAACCTGACGGATGGGTAGACCAAGAGTCACAGAAGTTCCGTCTTTTATGACGGAGATCGTGACCTTGCCTTCTCGGGTGATAACCGAGACGTGATCAGGGTTCTGGATGTCGAGTTGACTGATGGCTTCCATGAGTTGAGTGGAGTGCAGTACGAGGATAGCTGGATGATTACTGGATGCAAGTACTAGGTCTAGTCCACAGCACACTCTCCCACGCCACCGGTAGTGGCGCAGGGGGGAGTGGGGACTGACCTTCTACCTCATGTAGAGGTAAGAGCCTGCCCAATCAGCATTGTGGAGACAAGCTTCGTAGGAGGCGTCATCCAGTAGTTGGTAGCGGACGTGAAGAGCTGGTGCCTTCCAGCTGGCGGGCTTATAGACTGCACCTGTCTCACGTGAGACAAATGCATGTACAGATCGCCCGACACGTCCGGCACCAGAATTTGTGACTTGAATGATCTTGTAATACTTGGTACCACGAACAATCTCGTGGTTCAAGTAGTCAGGATATTCTTCACGTTGTGGATACTGCTTGTAGTAACGCTTGGTTAGTACATCGATAACGGCATTGATGCGATCTTCGATGAGCTGCGTTTTCTCAGCGAGTTTCATGTTGAGTTTGCTGTGAGTGGATCTTGGTGATGTCGACGCCCAGTGCACCGCCAATCGTTAGTGCCATTACTGCAATAGCAAAGACACCAACGAGGAAGTTGGCTATGGGCATCTCATTTCGAGAACCATAAGAATCAAGTTGAACATACTGATTCTTGCCAAGTGAGACAATGCGTTTCATTAGAATAAGAATGAAGTGAACAGAGGCAGTCCTGGGTGAGGACTGCAGAAAACCCACCGCCGATACGAATTCGTATCAACGGAAGGGTTAAGTGCAGTCGTCAGAAAGGAATTTCTTCCAGCGTCGGCTCAACCTTGGATTCAGCCACTGGTGTGACTGCAGGCTTAGCCTCCGGTGATGCACCGATGACAGCACGGACTCGCGTCAGTGCAATCTCTGGATATTTGAGGGCTACCAGCTGGTCATCTTTGACGTAATGCGTGCGAATACTGGCGATCCGCACATCATACTGGACAAGGATCAGCTGCTGACCAACCACCAACGTACCGTTGTTGTAGGCAGTAAGTAGCCCGTTGCCATTGTTGAATTTGATGCGGCAGACACCATCGAACTGGTCCTTGACATACATGGTGATCGCAAGGAACTCGCGACCTTCATGCACAGCAGTTTCCATGTAAGCAATGTTGCCGATGATTGTGTTGCTAAACATAATCAATGTGAAGTAAGGGACTAGCAGGAATGAATCCTGCAGGAAACCCTGGTGTTACTCAGGGTTAATTGCAAGAATCAGTTGTTAGCAAGCTGTGTATACAACTTGCGGGCACCAGCGAGTGAGAGGCTGGTGCTTTGGTCGTAACCTTTGTGACCCTTGCGGATCAACTTGGTTACATGCGCCACATTTCCCTCCGTATACACGAAGAAGAAATAGATGGCTTGGTCCGTTTCAACTGCCAGGGTCTTATCAGGGTTAGACATGGTGTGGTGTTGAATGTGCCGTGCCCATCTCGGCGTTGGGCAATGGCTGGACCAGGGATTGCACCTGGTCACTCGCTTCTACGAATCAGCTGTTGTCATGGGTAATTCACCAGTTGGTTCAATCGCCTTGGCGATCTGCACCCTGGTATTACGTATCCACATCTGAATACGTTCTTTGCTCTGGTCTTCTGCTACTACCTTGGCAGCAGCGATCAGACCAGTTGCTAGCTTGGCTCGTAACATTGTGAACTCCTGGTTAAATCAATTGAATTGTTTGGACTTACCCGCGCTGTGCGCGGTGCCAAATCAAAGTAAACTCAGTTACAATTGAAGTCTTATTCCAAGTGGTTGTTAAGTTACAGTCTTTATCTGAAAGCTATTGCGGCGCGGGGCTTTCCCCAATTTCGAGCACGATATGAATTCGTATCAATCGATAAATTGCCACCGAATTGTGTTAGTTTCAACAAATTACTTGACAAATTTGCACTCTTAGTATCTAATTTGACCTGACCTTCACTACATCATGTGGAGCCATCACGCATTCTTTTTTTTCTCCCCATAATTCGCTTCGGTCAGGTGGTGGGAGAAGCGTCAGGTAATTTTGTCCCCTATTTCGGGCTATAACGGGGCCTTACTTTTAAGTAAAAATGCATTTATGTAGTAAATATCACCACTTTTCCCAAATTTTTACACAAAAAAGCCGGGGTCTATTCCCCGGCGTTAATTCAAAGTTTGGAAAATTTATTATTCTCCCTTCTTTGCCTTGTATGCGAGCGTTGCACCCATTGCTTTTTTAAATGCTTCCTCATCGGGAAGCTCATAGGCCAGTTCTTTTTTAGCTGAAGTTACAAAATCACGCACTTCAAACGAATCTTTCCCTTCTTGTGCCATTTGCATTGCCTTGTCTTTAATCTTTTCCAAGGCTTCGACACGTTTTTGGCGCGTTCCAGCTTCCATCCTTGGTGCAAATTGAATTATTCTTCAACTATAACGCCTACATTTCTTGGATTCATCAACAATAGAATGTTGACAGACAAAATAATCGGGCTATAAAGCCATTAATGGCATGACTCCTGCTGAATTAGCCGCTGCTTCGGCTTACCAACAAGAACAACAACGTTTAGCAGCGCAAAACCAGCAAGAACCGTCAAATATCCTGGACGTAATCGGAAAAATTGCGTTAGGCGCAGGTGTTGCCGCAGCCGGGACTCTGGGTGTTCGTCGTATGCTCCGTGGTGGAGCAGCAAAAGCAGCCACGCTGCAAGATGTAGCTTCTGCTGCCACTACTGGAGCGCCCAAAGCCAAAGAAGCGGTTGGTCGCCTTGGCGAAATTAATGAATACGTGCGGCAAGCAAGGACAGAACGTCCGACTGGCATTGTTCAAGCCAAACTTCCTACAGTTTCTGAGCTTGTTGCAGCAGAAGAAGAGTATCGGGCGTTCCGTCCAGACATCAGAGAAGATCTTTCGCCCGCTGTACAAGAAGCCCGCAGACAACAAGCAACTTCTAACTTGCTTGCCCGGGCACAAAAGATGCGTGAACCGTATCAAATGTCATTACCTGGCATTAATCCAACACTGATGGCAATCCGGGGGGCAGCGCAGGAGGTTGCCCCTAGCGTTGTTTATCAACCTGGGCCGTCGGTGCGTCTTTCTGCTGCACCCAAACAACTTGGTATTTCTCTTGAGACTTTAACGTCTCAACAACAGGCAAATCTTCCTAATGTTTCTGCACACGCATCAAACGCCATTGGATCGGCAGAAGATCAAATTACAGGTAATGTGACGCGTGCTATCCAACGGAACGAAGATTTAAACCCTGAGCGTCTACAGCAAATTATGCAAGGTCGCAGGGAAGCGGCGGCTGCTCGTGGGCGTCGGGGTCCTGCAATAGAACGTTCTTTAATTTTTAGGCCGGAAGAACGTGCAGCCTTTGAACAAAGCGTTGCATTATCTCAACCAACACCAGAAATTACTGTGCCGACCATTGGCGCACCCGGCGCTGAAGGCATGGGATTACTTGAGACTGGTGCCGTAACTGGCTCTCGCTCCAGCGTTATCAGCCAAGGTGCAAGTAATACATCTGTTCGCGGTATTTCTCGTGTTTCTTACGACTTGAGCACACGCAATCCAAGCACACAAGAATTTGAAGAACTTGGTGGTGGCATTGGCGTTTATGGTGTTGAACCTGCTTATGCCTCTGGTGCAGTCAAAAAAGAAACCGGTGAGTACACTCCGACTGCAACACGCAAACCCACTGATCTTCCCCCTAGCTCCAAACGCTCTTTCCCTGAGGGGGTGATGTCACCCTTTGCCAAAATGTCGGACGAAGAGTTGGGCATGATGAGCATGGTGGGCGAAGGGGCCGAGGCACAAGCCGCACAACAGATGTTGAACCGTCGCCAGAATTTGGATTTAAACAGGGAGATAGATAGAATATATAAATCAAATCCCCGTGAGCGGGCCCAACAACTCGTCTCTGATCTTTTAGATACCTTAAAGGGTGAATAAAAATGGCTGAAAAAAAGAAAGAAAAAAAGTGGATCCAAGGCATGGACATGAAGGAAGGGGCCTTCACTGCCAAAGCTAAGAAGAAAGGGATTACTACCGCTCAGCTCCAAGAAAACGTGCTGGCCAATCCCGATAAGTACGATGAAAAAACGGTGAAGCAAGCGCGTCTTCGCCAAACGCTGGTAGGATTAAAAAAGAAAAAGAAAGAAAAGTCTGAGGGCTGATGGCTAAAGACGCCAGGCTTGATCTAGGCCGTTATATTCAAAACCCTTTTAATCGACGCGGTGAAATTGGTAAGCGTCTAGATTTTGATGATCTGTTTCGGGCCAAACCTGAAACCGGTGACTATCCCTGGAACCCGTCAAGATTCAATGAACACGACCTTTTAAAGCGTTCAATGACACGTAAGGTCACCTTAAACCCTGACCTTAACTTTGTAGGTAATACCCCGTTTTTTGACGACGCCGATTCTGGGGCAGACTTCCAGGTATTTGAAGGCTTGGGTCGTTTTAACCGTCCGGAAGATTATGACTTTAATGAGGGACGTGCACGTACAACCCAACGCCCTCAAGATCAACCAGACTTTAATCCCACCTGGATAGAAGCTTACAAAATTAGTCCAACTCTTAATCCTGGCAAGATGGCAAAAAATCCAATGCCACGCTTGCGTAATCCAGATCCCAACGGTTACCTCATGGCAATGGCTGAGAAACGTGTGGAGAGTGAGGCGGAAGATAAACCGTCAATTGCTCAGCTGTTAGATCGTCAAGGCCTTATTAAAAAAGAACAGGCCCAAGCTGAAGAACGGCAAGGTGAAAAAACCGTTGATGCAGAACAAGTAGAAACAAACGTTTCTCCTGGTAAAAGCCAAGGGTAACCACCGATAAAATACAAATAACAAGGAGATAACATGATTCAACTTGCGGGTAGATTTCTTAATGCAGCCAGAAGTTCGCCGCAAGTTCAACGGTTTCTTGCTGGTGGCGGTAAGGAGTTAATTGGTTCCTCGGTGCCGGGTGCCGTGTTAACCGGTGGTTTATCTGCGCTGTCCACAGGAAATCCCCTCGCAGGCTTGGTGGTTGGTGCAGCCGACCTGGTTACGAGCTCGGCACTTGCCCGTGGCCTTGGCAGCAAAACACTAGGTACTGCTTTAGAAAGAGCCGGGGCTCCAAAGGCGGCCACTGCATTGGCAGGTCGCTACGAAACCATTGTCCCGCAAGGGGGCAAAGCAGTTACTCGCTATTCGCCAAGTACACCGCAACACATTGCGATGGGCGTTGGAAGCATTGGTTCTACCTTGATGCTTGAACCGCTTTTCCATCAAGCTGGCGCCGATCAACTAGCACAACAGCCGTATGTTGCAAGTCAAACCGCAACAGCTGATCAACAAATGTTACAGCGTGATTTAGTTAATAGGCTGCACGCTCAACAGCAGTTATCACCGGGCACCATGTATCAACTCCAGGGTTTGCCTGAGCGTATGGAAACTCCTTATGAGCTTGATCCATATATGCTCTCGGGAGGAAATATGTAATGGCGCCGCAAGTTAAATTTGCTAATCCAACAAAACTTACGGAATTTATTGGTGCCACTGTCGGCAAAATTATTCCGCAATCGGTGAAGGCAGGTTTTGCCACGGGTGTTGAAACCATGGCAGAACAGAAGGCACTCTCTCCTTCTACCCGTTACTCGGTTTTTTCTTCCAAGTTTCCTCAGCAACTGGCAGAAAAAGGTGTGACCATTGGCCAAAAACCTGGCGAGTTTCTGGGTGCTTATGCCGCACGTGTATTAACTGATATTGGTAGTGATTCGTCACGCCAGGTGTATTGGCGCTACAACCATCCGATGGCGCTTGCTGATCGCGCTGTAGAGCAAATTGCAGGCACAGCATATGGTGATTTAGATCCCACGCAAAAAGCATTAGTTGGCCTAGCGGTCGGCGCTCCGGTTGCTGCTTCTCTTGGAACAATGGATCTTACAAATCCTGGCGAGTTGTTCCGCCCCAAGGGATTCTCGCAAAGCTATGCAGAAGAGGGTTCGCAAGATCGACGGGAAACAGCTCAACCAGGGCTTGAGTTTGTTGAGCGTGTCGTTCTGGGTCGTCAAGGGCGCCCCTTAAAATATGAAACGGCGCAAGAAGATATTCCTTCTTTAACGCCTGAGCGTTATGGCAGATATATGCAAAATTATTACCAGGATCGTGGCTTAGCTGGTCTTGGCTTGGTCAAGTTCACCCCCGAAAACCTTGAGGGTTATCCCGAAGCCCGCATCGTTGGTTTCCCAGTTGGCCTCCAAGCAGTAGGCGCTGTTGCTGGTGGTGCTACCGCAATGCGTCAGGCATTAAAACAACCGGGATTATCTACTGGCGGAAAAGCTGGTATTACTTTGGCCGGCTCTTTGATCGGTGCTGCAACAGGCAATTTAATTAATAAAGCAATTGCATCATCACAAAATCATCCAGAAAAACTTCCTTCTACGTATGAATACCAGCAAAACATGTAGGCTGGTAAAATTAACTTATTAAAAGCAGATAACTTTAAGATGGCTAACGGTATTCCGGATCCCTGGTCAACGGCGGCCCAGGCTCCTTCTAGCCCTTTGTACGCTGCCCAAGGTGCTGCCACTTCTGGCATGGGGTTCCAGGATTTACTGAACCGCTTAAAAGGTGTTGGTACAAAAGGTCTTGAAGCAGGTCGCCAGGCCGCTGGCGCCGCAACAACTCCCCTCGGCACTCGCGCAATCGGCTTGGCCGCTCCCGTTGCCGCAGGTGCAAGCAGCCTGATGCAAGGTGAAATTGCGAAAGGCGGTGGTGAGTTGGCTGGTGGTTTACTCGGTTATAAATTGACCGGTGGCTTAGCCTCTGCTGCTCAAACAGCAATGCCTGGTATTCGCGGCAAGATCGCTGGTGCTGGCATTCGCGCTCTCGGTGGTATTCTTGGCGGTGGCATTGGTGGCGGCGTCGCCGGTGGTGCTGCGCAGGCTGCACAAGACATCGTTGGTGGCGTTGAGCGCCGTCAGATGGGCGCTGGCGAATCCCCCACAGGCGTTATCCCTGGCATTACCTCCAAGGGAGTTGAAGGGATCACAATGAATGATGTGCAACGGTTAATGATGCTTCAGCCCAAGATTGCTGAGCAGCTTATCCCGACATACAACCGCATGCGCGACGCTGACATGAGCCGCCAGATGCAGTTGAATCAACAGATGGGTCAACTCACGGGTGCTCTTAACCAGCAACGCTTCATGGCTGAGCTTGCCGGCGGCGCTCAATCCGAGGCTGGCGCTACCACTCGCAGCATCTTGACCGCAGCCAATCCTTATGCAGCTTCTGCATTCCAATACAGGATTTGATAATGGAAAGTTTTTCCCTAGCCGGCAAGTATCCATTTTTAATGGATCCGGCTTTTCAAAAATTTTCTCCGGGTCTGCAAAAGCAAGTTTTTGCTGCTGAAACAGCAGGCAGTGAAACTAAAGCATTGACTGAGATGCTAGATCGCTTTAGCGATCCTGCGCGGATGCGCCAACAACTTCAGCTGGCTTCTGAATTTGATGAGCGTCGCTTAAAAGAAGCTGGTAAGTACAAGCTTCTCTTCGATCTTCCCGCTCAAATTACCGCTGCTTACGCAATCCCCGGCGCAATTGAAGCACAAGGTGGGGTCAATGTTGCCAACATTATGACAAGCGCTGGGGCTACAATTCCAAATCTTGTCGACTATCAACGCGGTTCTTATAATTACACACCAAATCGTTATTTCTAATGTGAATGACATTAGACTGTAGACATGAGTGCTCCCGATTATTCTTCTATTTTTAGCAACTCAAAGTTTAATGCTTTTACACCAGTTGCTTTTGGTGAAAAAACCGGGAATTTAAGCAAAGCAGGAGGAGGAATGGCATTTGATCCCGTTACTTTAGGTCTAGGTGCTGCCAGCATTGGCGCTAGTCTCTTTGGTGCCGGCCAAGCTCGCCAAGCGCAAGCCAGTATTGCCAATGCCCAAATGGCAGCGGCAGCTGATCAACTCAAGTGGCAGACCATGCTGGCCCGTGATACGGCCAAAGGTCAAATGGGTTCGGAAATCGGTTCTCGCGTTTTCCAAAGCACTGTTGCGCCTGATCTTGAGTTTGGTCGTCAACGGGAAGCCGCTATGTTTGCTGCTGGTCCCTTAGGTGAACGCCAGCTTGGTCTTGATGTTGAGCGTGCTCGGCGTCAATTTGGCCTAGAAGGTTCCGCTGAGGTGCGTGAAGCTAAGCAACGCGCAAATCGGGATGCCCTAAAGCAATCTTTGGCAGAAAGAGAAGCCACAATGGCTGGCATGTTTGGTCGTATTGCTCCACGTGAAGTGGGCACATTCTTTGTGTAGGAGTTAAATCATGGGCGGCGGCGGAACCACAGTTCAATATCAATCTCCTCAGATTCCAAAGGATGACACCTTTGAGAAATATCTGGCGTATCAGCAGCAAAAAGAAACTGCTGCAGAAGAACGCGCTGCAAAAGAACGTGCAGAAGCTGCAGCTAAAGAAACGGCTCGTAAAGCTTCTGGCCAAGCCGGCTTCACTGGTCTTCGTACAGGTGTTGAACAGCAGCTGCGCCAAGGTTTAATTAGTTATTCCGATGCTACGGGTCAGCTGCGTGACTACGCCGCCAAATATGACCTGACGCCGCCTGAAACGGATATTGCTTCTTTAACCAAAACATATACAGAAGAGTTGCTCCCTGGTCGCCGCCAGACAGGTATCTCTGCCGCATACGAAGAACTTCTTGGCCGTCAAGCTACGGAAGAAGAAAAAGGCAAGGCAATGGAGCGTTTCCAGCAGGGCTACTACAGCTCTGTCCAGGATCTGCGTGATTCTCTTTCCAAAGGTCAAGAGTATCAAGACAAATTTAATCAAAGTTATCTTGATAACTATTACGACACCATGTTTGGCAAGCAAGGTGTTGACGAGGCTGGTAAGAAAACGGGCAAGCGTACATTCACTTTTGACAAGAGTCTTCTGCCTACTTACGCAGAAACTACCAAAGATCGAGCTGGCGTCGCACTACCTTCTTTTGCCGATCAGTTCCAAGGCAGCCCTGCAGAAATTGAAGAGCAGCTTCAGAATGTACGTGAAACACGCAAGTACCTGTACAGTGCAGGTTTGACTAATCTCCAAGGAGAAATTGACAAAGAAACGCAGAAACTTAAGAATGAAGGTTCTTCTGCTGTTGCCAAGATTCAAGCGCAAGGAAATGTTTATCAACAACTTGTTGGCGCATTCAGTTTCTAAAAGAATGTGCTTGATATAATTACTTTAGTTCTAAAAACGTAAATGACCTACACTGCGCCCACCGGCCAAAGCGCCGCAGATGATTATTTTGACATTAATAAATTTGAGCAACTGCTTTCTCGCCTGGAATCTTCCAAGGGTCGTCAACAACGTCAAAAGTCTACCGAAGGTCGTCGTGACATTTATGCTCAGGGCCTTGCTTCAATGATGAGCAACTTTTGATCTTACCTGACATTTAAGTCATGACTTATACTGCCCCCACTGGCCAAAGCGCCTCCGACGATTATTTTGATATTTCCAAGTTTGAACAGCTGCTTGATCGCCTGGAATCTTCCAAGGGTCGTCAGCAGCGTCAAAAATCTACCGAAGGCCGTCGCGATATCTTCGCTCAGGGTCTTGCTTCAATGATGAGCAACTTCTGATTTTTTCTTGTAAGATTTGTAAGCCATGACCAGCAGCGTTCCCGCCGGACAAGTCGATGTTGATGATTGGTTCGACTTAGACAAATACCGTCAGGCTGCTGGCGTGGCCTATGAATTTTCCAAGAAAAAGATGGAGACCGCTGGTGAACAAGAACGAGAAACCATCGGCAAAGGCGCAGAAGAGCAGCGCACATCCGCTGAGCAGTCGCAAGAATTCAAGCAGCGCGACGAAACCCGGGACTACGGCCAGGCCCAACGAGCTTATCGATATTGAGTTATTCGATGCGTGGGTAGATAATCTCGACGCATCAACTCAAGAATCTTTCTGTGCGTTTGCCGCAGAAAATTACTCGTTAATCGAAATTTATCTCTACTCTCGTTTCCTTGGTTACAAGGGGACTATTACTGCGTGTGAACTCTGGGTTAAGGACAACTACAAGAAACCCGATCACCGCAAAAAACTCCTTTATGAAATCGATGAGATGCAAGAGGATGTTCGTAAGTTACGTGAAGACGTAGAGAATGGTGTGGTCAAACGTGATGCAGGTGTTGCACGCGTTGCTTCTATGCAAAAAGAAATTAGAGGTCATATTGATCAAATTGAAAAATTCACCAATTCCAAAGACCGTAAGGGTTTGTTAATGGCCGGCGCAGATCGTGCCATTCGAGAGTTAATGTTTATTTTTAAAGATGACCCCATTGAGATTCCCTTGGAAGAAGCAACGATGAGTGTATGGGCACGTATGCAACTTGAAGAATAATTCAGTTAGGATAGGTTTAAATCAAATAATTATACCGATGGGCGCCAAACAGGTTGACATTACCGATCCTCAACAACGTCAATTAGCACGCGAAGGAATTCGCATGCGTCAAGACAGTATTCGTCGTCAAGAAACCGCTCCGCAAACTGGCAGTGCGCCGATGGCGCCGGGAACTGAGCCGGGCAATGCGTTTGCCGGCAGGCGCCCTGGTATTGAGTTTGGTCCTGGTCGTGCCAACCGCTTCCCCGAGCCTGGCTCTCCTGAGTATCAAATGGCAATTGCTCGCATGCGTCGGGGTAAACGCTGATGGCTAAAGGTAAGATGCCCCCTCAACTTCTTGAGCACTTTAAGAAGAAAGAAGCCAAGAAAGAAGATGGTACTGAGATGAGCGATAGCGAAAAACGCAAGGCAGCCTTGGATAAAGCGCGTAAATATAAAGAACAGAAAAAAGACAAAGAAGAAGCAAAATAAGATAGTATTCAGTTAACAACTGATTTATTCTTGTGCCTAGCTATACGCATCTTGCCTATCGTCGCAATGCGAAGGCTGCGGCACGCCGCCAACAGATCCGAATTCCGCGCAACGCAGAAGCACTGGAGCTTGCGCGGGAAGACTTTGCTTATTTCTGTGAGTATGTTGCAGATAAACCTCCCGCTACTCATCACAAAGAATGGCATCGGCACTTTGTTACCAACGAAGACAGCAATTGTTTAATTAAAATTGCTGGTCCCAATATTGATCTTCTTGCGCCACGAGGATCAGCTAAATCAACGGTTCTTGGCTTGCTGACTGCTTGGGCTATTGGTATTCATACACAAGCCAAGTTACCATTGCAGATCCTTTATCTGTCGTACACGGTTGATATTGCACGTTCTAAGTCCGCAACGATTAAACGCATTATTGAAAGCAAACGCTATCAGGAAGTTTTCCCGACGGTGCGTTTGATGAAGAACGTTACCAGTAATGAGTATTGGTCAATTGACCATAAGTTTGCTGGCATTGACACTACTGGTGACGAACAATTTACCCTCTGCGCTGCAGGCCTTAAGGGTTCGGTGACTTCTAAGCGTTCTCACCTGGTAATGATTGATGACGCTATTAAATCTGCCGCTGACATTGCCAACCCTGACATTCGGAAACAAATGCAGGAGAACTGGAACGCGGTGATTGCTCCCACCATGTTTGAAGGCGCACGTGCTATTTGCCTTGGAACTCGCTTTAGGCACGATGATATTCACGCCACTACTTTTAACAAACAGAACAATTGGATGCAGATCGTTCTTTCTGCAATTAATACAAACCTTAAAACAGGAGAAGAAGAGTCTTATTGGCCTGAGATGTGGTCACTAGACTACCTCAAAGAAAAGAAACGGCAAGCGCCAATTGCTTTCTCGTTTCAATATATGAATCAAATTGTCAGACAGAACGAGCTTTCCTTGGCGCCAGAACTAATTGTTAAAGCGGAAATTTCAACGGAGTTTGATACGCTCGGTATTGGTGTGGACCTTTCTGCTGGCACCAAAGAGAAGAACGATTACACCGTGATGATCCTTGGCGGACGCATTGGCGACCGCATTCATATCATCGATTACAGGCGCATACGCGTCATGGGCAACCTGGAAAAACTGGACGCTCTTAAAGAATTGTTGAACGATTGGTCGGTGATTGGACGTGATGATAGCGGAAATTATTTTCCGACTTATTCCACATGTGATATTTGGTCAGAAGCCGTCCAATACCAAGCTTCTCTCGAAGCCGACTTCAAACGGGTTTGCCTGAATAACGAAGGTCTCTACAATTTGATTTGGCATCCAGTCAAGGGTTTCCGTGCAGACAAGCTGGCACGTTTCCGTGGAATCATGGGTATGTTTGAAGATCGAAAGATAATCTTCAATCGTTTCCGGAACTTCACAAATCTCTTCGAGGAACTCACAAATTTCGGCGTTAGTGGTCATGATGACTGCGTTGACGCGTTGGTTTGGTTGGTTACTGGACTTGCAAGAAAAGGTCAGTTGCACATTGATTACTAATCCTAGAATTAGAAAAAAAGCAGTGCATTCGTGGGACCCGAATATGTAGCCATTGGCATCACTGCCCTTGTATCGGCGGTTACAGGCGCTACGTGGGTTGCCAATAAAATATTAGATAGGCATCAAGAGCGGATCCAACAAGCTTTTGATTACATTGGATCTCAAAAACGAAGGATTGACATCTTGGAAGATCAAATCAACCGCATGCCTTTGGACTATGTGCTGAAGGTTGATTTTCTCCGGGAGATCCAGGAGATGCATGATAATTTTAGACAAATCAATGACAAGCTTGATAAGCTAATGGAAAAGCTTTTGTCAAAATGAGCTACATTCTGGAAGTAGAAGAAGACGAAAACGGAGAAAATTTTATTACTTTGCCTGACGAACTAATCGAAGAACTTGGCTGGCAAGAGGGCGATGTTCTTGATTGGGATGTTCGCGGTAACGGAATTATTTTAACCAAGGTTAACGACTCCCCTGGTTACGAAGTTATAGAAGAGTAGAATACGAAAAAAGAGATAACGACATGTTTTACGGCGGTGAATCAAACGTTCCAGGCGCTCCCGGTAATTTACTGGCAGGCGCCCCAAGCTTTGACATTCGGCGTGTACCCGGTGCGTTAGGTGGCCGCTCAGGTGAACAGCTTCGCCGTTTGTATGAAGGCGGCACCCAACAGAACGAACAGCTCAATGACGAGTTGATGCGTCGTGGCATTATGCCCGGCAGTGGGCCGCAGCTTCCCATGGCCTTTGGCTCCAGTAATCTCCCTGGGGCTGTAGGCAACATGGGCGGTATCGCCAATGCTCAGTTCTTTGAAGGTCCTCAGCTTGGTCAAGCCTCTCCGCAAGGTGAGCCACAAAAACCTTATGGTGGCGCACCAAATATTCCTCTGACTCCAGAGCAAAAGGCTAAGCTCATGCAGCAGGGCAGTCCGCCGCCCGCTGAGTTTAACATTCAAGATTATTTACGCAAAGCGCAGGCACCTGGCAGTTTTCAAGCAGATTCTTTAGTTGCCAATGTTCCCGGCCGTTATCCGAGTGGCATGGAAGGCGCAGTAGACCTTACTTATCCAGCTGGAAGCCCTAACTATGGCAAGCCGGTGCCAAACCCTATGCAGCCCGGTCAACCCCTAGATGCAAACGCAGCAGAAATGGAAATGATTCGTCGTTTGCGTTCCGCTCCCCAAGGATTTCAAAATAAAATGGTTTACTGATGGCACAAGACAATAGCAAATATTCCAAACCTGAGCTGCGTGAGCGGATCAAAGATCGGATTATGGCCGGCGAAAAAGGCGGCAAAGCTGGTCAATGGTCGGCACGCAAGGCTCAGCTCCTCGCCCAGGAGTACAAAGAGGCCGGTGGCGGGTATCGTGGTGGCAAAGGGGAAAAGCAAAAATCCTTAGAGAAATGGGGTAAAGAAAAGTGGATGACTAAGGACGAATACGAGAAACGGGGCAAAGCAAAAGCTGCTGCTAAAAAGTACAAAGAAACAAAGGATAAATGAAACAACAACCAATTTCAGATCTTTCAGTTAATCTTGCTGTTGATCCAAAAAGTTCAATTTCGTTTCGAGGCAACCCTCAAGAGTATCTCGCCAATTTCATTGGACGAGCCGGTAATACGCGTCCCGGAGGCATGCTGATTGGTGCGGATAAAATAATGGAAGAGATTCAAAGTAATTCCAGAAGATTCCGTGGCTGATAAAGCAATACAAAAAGGATATACAAAACGCTACCTTCCCGAGAAAGCGTGGGCTTCTTTGTCTAAAGAAGAAAGGCAGGAGACAGATCAAAAGAAACGAGAAGGCAGTCGCAAGGGAAAACAATTTGTTTCAAATACGGAATCCGCCAAGAAAGCGGGCAAGGCTGCTCGCGCAGCTAAACGTTACAAGGAGTCAAAATGAAAACTAAAAAACTTGTTAAGCAAGCGCTCAACCATCCCGAACTTTATTCTTCTGCCGAACTCGTATTCTTTGATAAGTGGTTGCGCCTGAAGAAGCAAGCGAAGGCTGCTAAGATCAATAAAGATAAAAAGGCAAATAGTTGATGGCTGGGGACGCAAAGGCCAGACTTAAAGAAATCATTGACTCCTACCTCGAAAAAGACGGTGGAGCTTCAATCGATACTGGCGTCGTTGCGGCACACCTTGCGCAGATGAAATTATTCGGCATCCGCCAGGGTGTCGAATTTTTTCCTGCCCAAGACAACTTTGGCAATCAACGCAAAGACTTTATTGATCGCGTAATTAAATACAACCAACTTGATACGCGCCTTGATTCGGTTTGGGATTATTTCCTTTGTGATGGACAGGGGTTGTTTTACATCCGTCCTACGCAAAATAATTACCGTCTTTACTTTTTCCGTAAACACGAATACAGAAGTTTCTACAATATTGACGGTGAGCTAGATGAAGTCGTCATCATTTATAGCTATAAGGTTCGTCAAGGTCTTGGCTTCCAGCAGGACATTGAAGTCAGTAACCTTAGTGGTCCGGCTGGCATGGGGCGGGGCGGCGTCAAGCGTTACATCCGTCTGTCGATTAAACGTAAAACAATCGAAGAAACGCATTCTGAAGGCGAGATTTCTTTCGACACCAACTACCAATCTGTCCCTGGCCGCACAAAAACATTTAAAAATACTCTTGGTTTTATTCCCTGCGTTGAAATCTTTAACAACGCTAAGGGCTTCTCGACAGAGGGCGTTGGTGAATTCGATGCGTTAGCCAATCACATCTGTACGCATGACGAAATGGTTCGCACCATGCGTAAGAACGTTCAGTTCTTTGGTAACCCAACACTGCTTTCGTCTCGTCCCAAGACAGACCTAATGGAGTCCGGTGGCGAAACCGTTGTCCAGCGTCCGTCTATTGCAGCTAACTCTGGTTTCATGGGCGGTGGTGCTCTGAGTCAGTCACGCTTCAAAGCAGATCCCGTCTATCGCGGTGTTGATGGTCAGCTCCGCGTTCCACGCATCATTGCCAACCTGGAGCCAAACGACCGAGTTGGTTATATCGTCCCTGACGCCATCACTGGTGACCAAAATTCTTTTGCACGCCAGTATCGAGAGGAAATCCGTACCGCCCTTGGTGGCGTTGATGAACTCTCAATTTCTGCAGGTGTTACTGCAACTGAATACAAATCTTTGTTTGGACGTGTTTCTGCAACATCCAAGAAAAAAGCAATTTCTATTTATACCTATGGCATTTGCCGTTGTTTGGAACTGATTATTTTCCAAGAAGAACGTCTTTTCCGTGACACCCTGGCCGCTGCTGCAGGTCTTGAAAAGCCCCTGGAATTACCAGAGACAGCAACGCCTGAAGACTTTGTTGCCTACGAAGATGCCATGGGCATGTTTGAAGATCAAGTCAAGCAGTTGATGATGGCTTGTCTGCGTACCCAGCAGATTCCTCCTGGTGTTTTAGGCCTTATTCCCGATGGTGATGTCACCGTTCAGTGGCGTTGGTTGGGTCCTGTTTACGAAGATTCCACCCAAGATATTCTCAACAACTCCATTGTTGTTCGAAATCTGCAAGAATTAGGTGTTGATAGCATTGAGGCACTGAAATACCTCTTTCCGTCTAAAACGGATGAGGAACGGGCCGAGATGCTATCTGGGTTCCCGTTCAGAATGGTGAACGAATTACAGGGTGCATACTCTGCTTTCGCTCGCTTAGTGGGAGGAATGATGCAGACCCCCCACCCGCAATCACCGGATTTACCGATGGCTGCGGACCCGCGATTGGATTTGACCCCATATCTGTATCGCACTTTAGAAGCCTTACAAAAGGAGATGAGTTATGCAGGACGCTACCGTCCAATCGATCCCACAGACGAGCCAAGCACCAGTGGCCGTCGCTCCGAGCAGCTACGTGGTGGCAGCACCGCAGGCAGCTCCGGCGCAGGCTCCAGTGGCTTATCAGGTGGGTACCAGCTACCCCCAAGCGGTGCCTCAGGCGGCCCCCAGCTACCAATCAGCCCCTACTCAGTACGCCCCCCAATCCCAACCGGAGGCACCTCAGGGGAATCCTTGGGAATCGGCGTTCAACAAGGTGGTGAACCTGCTGAGCGCACCAGTCCAATCCCCGTTCCAGGGTCAACAGTATCCAGCGACGACTCAGTTTACCCCGGCCAATTACGGACAGCCCAGCAGCCAAGCTACGCAACAATCGGCTCCGCAGACCTGGTCTCCCAGCCCGGCATACTCGCCCAGCTCTTCCCAAACTTCCTCGACTCCCTCCTTGGAGCAAATCGCGGACCTGGTGGGAATGAGCCAGGAAAGCCGTCAGGTGATGGACGCGTTCGGGATCGAAGCTCCGGCTCTGCTGAACAACTACGCTCTAAACCTGGAGCAAATGCTGGACAGCGCCGTCGCGTGGGGAAACCGCGCCGCTGACACGATCAAAGGCTACGCCGAGTTCTCTGTCAACGAGCACCAGGAGAACCTGGCTTACAACGAAATTCTGACCAACCCCGACGTGCTCAGCGATTACACGCTGAAATTCTTCGGTCCTGAAGGTCCCTATCCCGTGTACGAAAACGAAGCTCAACTGGAGACTCGCGGCTATCCTACCCAAGCCGTGGCTCAGCCTCAACTGGGTCAGCTGCCCGCTCCCCCGGCTGCCGCTGCTCCTCAGGCCCCCGAAAACTTCTGGGGCAACTTCAGTGAGATGATGGCTCGTGATCCCCAGAATGCCTGGCGCGTTCTGAACCAAGCGCAACCTCAAACAGTTGCTAACAAACTGTTTGTGATGGAGTGATAAATAAGTCGGTAATTTGTTTAACTTTTAAAAATAAATTACCGACTGCTAAAATTTGTGTTAGATAAGACATATATTGTCTGAATCTTTCACCCGGCAAAATCTCCCCAAGATTCTGGAGGATAAAACAAAGTGTTCATTGATAACGATTTTCCAAAGATTTTAGGTGCGGAGCTCTACCGTCCCCATCCTGCTTACATCGCTGAAATGGCGGTTGAGCCCGTGGTAGTCCACGACTTCACCCGTCAGCCTGGTCAAACCGTTCAGCTGGATCGCTACAAGTTCTGGGGTACCCCTGGTACTAAGGACAGCCGTGAGCGCATCGCTGACCAGACCATCGGTACTGCCAACAGCCGCAACATCACCAAGGAGAAGGTGCTTGTTGTGCTGAAGGAATACACCGGTCCTGCGGACCCGGGCGATCCGACCCAGCCCAGCACCTTCAAAATTGCTCGTGAAACCCTGGTTACCGCCCAGCGCCTGCTGCTGGACACCGGCAACCTGAACATGTTCCACCAGAGCATCGGTTCGCTGACCCTGCTCGACGACTATCGCCGTTGGCGCGACCGCGTCTTTATTGACGAACTCTCTAAAGCTGAAGCCAATGGTGCCGCTTCCTCCACCCAGGGCGGTTACTATTTCGCTGGTGGTAAGACCAAAGACTCTTCTGGTCGCGTGTCTTACAGCACCGCCGAGTACGGCAATGAAGTGCAGCAGTTCCAGGTGCGTACCGACCTGTTGACCGTGGTCAAGGACCTGCGTAAGCGCAACGTCCCCACTTTCGCTGATGGTCTGTATCGCTGCATCTGCGATCCTACCTTCATGATGCACCTGCGTCGTGATCCTGACTTCCGTGAGATCGCCCGCTACAGCGGCAACCCTGGCCAAGGCATGTACATGGGCAACCCCATGATGCCTAACAACGCCAGCTTCTACATGGGTCCCCAAGCTGGTCAGGCTTACTTCCTGGCTGGTGAACCCGTGATGCCCACCGGCGTTCAGTTTGAAGGCGTTAAGTTCTACGAGTCGACCAACTTCCCGATCAAGAACGTGACCGCCTCTTTCGATGGTGGTTCCGCCTACGCTTCCAAGGAAGTTGCCCAAGGCTACTTCTTCGGTCCTCAGTCCATCGGTGTTGGCATCGGCGGCCCGAACGCTCAGGTGCTCATCAACAACAACGACGACTTCAGCCGCTTCATCATCCTGATCTGGCAACTGTACGCTGGCTTCGAAATCCTGAACAAGGACTTCGTGACTACCGCCTACAGCTTCGTTCAAGATGATGGCGACATCTGATAGTTAAATACATACCTTATACCTAGGAAAAGATAAATGACCTATTTGTCTGCTAAGAAAATCTACCCCGGTAACTGGGCAGAGCCCCTGAACGGTTGGTACAAGAACATTGATGCCGACTACGCAGGTGTTAATGATGGTTCCAAGGGTGGCCCCACTTCGGTGCTGGCCATCCCTGGCTACCGCTACTTCCAGCAGCGTGGCTATGTGCCCGTGAACGCTACCTCTGGTGGCGGCGCAATCGGCACCGGCAACGTGATCGTTCCTTCGCCTTACCGCCAGGACGACACCCGCCCCGACATCACCGGCATGGTGATCTCTGGTAGTGCCACCCTGCCTGCTTATGTGTATCGCGCTACCGTATCCGTGGCTTCTGGCTGGGGCGACGGTCGTGTGGCTTCCGGTGTGTATGCCGCTACCGGTAACGTGATCAGCTTCTGCCGCGATTCCAGCGGTCCTGTGGCTTCCACAGGCGTTGGTGAATCTGTGGCTCAGGCCAACCTGGCTTCTACCACCTCCGGCTCCCAGCCCGGCGAAGTCTTCTTCGCTGGTGGCTCGGCTGCTTATAGCACCAACGCTTTCCTCACCGCTACCGGTGCTGCTGGCGTTTCCGGTTCCGTGGTGAACTATCAGGTGACTGCCGCTACCACCTTCAAGGTGTTCGCCCGTGGCACCACCACTGGCCTGACCACTTCCGGTGGTTTCTACATCTCCAGTGGTGATGCATCTGCCAGTCGCACTGGTTACCTCGTGGTTGAAGTGTGCTACGTCCAGCCGGACGAAGCTCCTGGCTACGAAGATATCGACGGCTATCTGACCGGTCGCACAGTTAGCTGATTAGGGTAAACTAGGACCAGAATATTCTTCTGGTCCTTATGCTCTACCAGCACAGAAAGACTGGCGCTCGCGTCAAAATTGTAAGTGAATGGGATAACGGCGATTGGTTCATGGTCGAAGATCAGGACGGTCGCCTTTATACCGCTTACAAACAAGAACTTGAACCTGACGAAGCAGCAACAAAAACTGTTAAAACTCTTCAGGTAAAAGATAAAGCGGCTAAAGAAGAACCTCGGTCTTTCCCGCCCGACAATCGCCTCAACATTAATGCGGCGACCGCTCAGATGATCGCAGATCACATCAAGGGTATCGGCTTAAAGACAGCGCGTGAGATCAAAGATCTCCAGATGTCCTTGTCGGGTGAAAGATTCAACAATCTCGAACAGCTGAAGCAAATCAAACGGGTTGATTGGGATTCTGTTTTGGCGGCTGACCTAATCCGCGTCTAACACTCATCTCCTCCAAGCCCCTGGGAAACCAGGGGTTTTTCGTTTTACAATAAAAAGAAAAAGGATATGGCTGGCCCAGCAGTATATTTAGGTCGTCAAGGCTCTACCGGAGATTCAACCGGTGAACATTTTCATTTCACTTTAAAAAATAAAAAAGGGCAGACAATTCCTTTTTCAACAGCCAGAACAGACGTTGGTCAATATCTGCAATACCGTTTACCAGGATCCGAAGAATGGGTAAATCTTTATAAGAAAAATCCTGCGGGAGGTTTTACCTCTGCGCCATATATGCAAGCTCCAACCGGGGGAAGTGCATATGGTATGCGGGAGTCTCATCCTATCCACGGTGATCGACGCATGCACTATGGAGAAGATTACCCTCTTCCCAAAGGAGCGCAGTTGCGTTTTCTTGGTCAAGGGTCTGTAAGCACGCACGCTGGTCGCGGTGGAGCAGGCAATGTTTCGGTTTTACGTTTGCCCAGCGGTTATGAATTAGAAACCTATCACCTCAGCGAACTTCCCCAAGCAGCAACAACGCGCCCTTCTGATACCGTGGAAACTGCAGGTGCTCCCACAGATTCACGGACCGACGATATCTTGAAAGCGTTTATGTATGGCACACAACTTCAAAATAAAAAAGAAGAGGTGGCGGGTCCTTCTTTGCAAGATACGTTAAAAGGGCAAATTGTTGGTGGATTACTTTCCCAGGCCTTAAATCCCATGGGGTTTTTAGATTCCTATCGTGGAGGTAATCCCTTCCTCTCGGGTAAAACTGCAGCTACCTCTGATTACCTGGGCGGACTTTTTGGTTGATTACTTGCTTTTATAATTAAAAGATAAGGAGAAATAGAAGTGCGGCTCTCTGACTTCGACAAAAGTAGAGTCAGGTATCACCTGGGGTATTTCACGGTTTCTGTTCCTGCGGGTGATTACGCTCGTCTAGAAGAAGCAATGAATACCGTCCCGGATTCATACTTCTATGACAAAATCACAATCCAGATCGGTCGTTGCGATACCGCTGAAAAGAAAACAGAAGTTGCAACTTCTCCTTCGACGCGGTTAGAAAGCATTGCCGGTGACGTGGATCGTACGATTCGCTCCAGCAACGCCAAGGAAGCACTGAAGGTTTGGGACGAGATTTATCTCTACGAAACAAATCGTCTTGCTGGTATTCTTTACGTTCCCAACTACAAGGATCCTTTCCAGGCTCGTTATCGTTACGAACGTTCTGGTGCTGAATTTATTCAAGCACTTCCAGGCCCCGCTGATACTGCTGTGGGCTCCCGTATTTATCTACATGAGGTTTGGCGCTGATGTTTTTACTAAATAAAATTCTTCCTCCGCCTCTAACAAATCCCTTTTTCCCAAGCCCTGGTGCGGCGTTGGATGCCGTTACTGCCCCAGTGCGGAATGTGCATGGTATACCTGGCAGTTATGAATTTGTTGAGCAGGCGTTACGCAGTTTAATCGGTGGTAAAGCACCTCAAAGTAAACGAGCAATGGCAGAGGATGCCGCAAAGACTGGAATGTGGGGTAAATATGGTGCAGAAAAAGAACCCTTCAAGGTTCCTTCTATGGGAGAATCAGGGCTTAGCAATACGGCTTTAAGCAGTGCATCTGCGCCGAACGAACGCGCTTATCTGGAAGAAAAGCGTCGTGCTACCCAGTTAGCAGAACAAGATCAACTCTCTAAAAAATATAAGGTTGCTGATTTAACAAAGGCTTATAACACTGCCGCCACTCCCGAAGAAAAAGAAAAGATCGGCCTGCAGATTTGGGCCACAACAAATCCTCGTTTGGCAGAAAGACTGAAGCCGGGTCAACTTGGCTATACAGAAGCACAAACTGCAATCCAGGCTCAAAGTCCACTAGGCGCTTTTACACAAGCGACAGGCGATATGCAGTATGCCGAGAAAATGAATTTTGGCTTGGCTTCTCCCACCGGAGCACCAGCATTTAATTTAAAGACTCCGCTCAGCGGTGTTCCTGTGCCGCCGGTTGATCAAGTTGGCATCTCAGAAGCATTTACGAAGGGTGCTGTTCCTGTTACCGATGCGTTTAAAGCCGGAGCATTTAAGCCTGATCTAAGCCAGACACAGCTGGCGCTATTAAAACAAGCTTTTGAGCGTGGGTTAAAATAAGTAACTGGCTTCGTTTTTACGTGTAAGCCCAGCCGACTGGACACAGATCTTTGATCTACGGGGGCCAGTGTTGTTGCATTAATCCAATGATTCTTTGTCCTAATTTTGTTAAACGACTTGCGGCTACTGTAAGCCTGGTTGCCTCTGTACAAACCGTGTTTACCCCTGGCCTCAAAGCGGAATCAAATTGGGTAGGAGAATAAGGAGAAAATCACGATGTCTGGTGAACGCCAAATTCTTGAACAATGGGCAAAGCGTAATCCCGGTCTTTATGAGGGACTAAAGCAGGCCGTTGCTGGCGCCGAAGGAACAATCCTTGGCGGAAAACCGGGATATAACGTCATGTTTGGCGGCGGCAGATTTAAGGATTTTTCTCGTCACCCGGACAGAGTTGTTCGCTCAGGTGGATACGCAAGTGCCGCAGCTGGCGCGTATCAATTCATGCCGGGAACTTGGCAGGGAGCTCAACAAAGCCTTGGCCTTTCGGACTTCGGTCCGCAGTCCCAGGACTTGGCAATGCTTAAGCTGGCAAGAGATCGCCTCAAGCCTATTGGTGGCCTGGCTGCAATCACCAAGTCAAATGCATTAACACCTGAGATCCAAGCTGCTTTGGCGCCCGAATGGGCTTCATTCCCAACTCAAAGTGGCAGCAGCTATTACGGACAACCAGTCAAGAAAGCAGAAGAAATTCAACGCTTTTTTGAACAAGGTCGTCAGCGCGGTTCTCAAGTTACTGCTACTTCACCGGCGGCTCCTCAGCGTTCTGTAGAAGATATCTTGTCTTCCGTTTTGACAGGCGCTCAGAAACCTGGTCTTGAAGAAACAAATAAGAAGGCAACGTCTCTTGTAGACACAATCAAGGGATCTCTTATCCAATCCTTGGTTGCGCCTCTTATTAATCCCCTGGGCATGCTCTAATGGCGCGTTTTTCTGAATACTTAGACGCAAATTATCTTCCCGGGGAAGTTTATTCAGCGGGGCTTAGCGAATATCGCGACCGTCCCCAAGAGGTTGCTGATTATTTGGCACAGAAGAGATTTAAATTTAGCCCTGACGCAGAAGACGGCACTTACTTTCAAACCTTCTTGGCTCTGCAAAATAATCCAGAAGCCTTGTTTGAAAGCAAAATGCGTCTTCCAAAAAACTTTGAAACGTTTATGGCGTTATCGGGTCGCGGAACCTAACGCTATAATTAACAAAAAAGCGGTGTAAAAACGTGTCGAGTACTGCAACTAATAAGCAGCCTCTGCTTGTAGACAGGCCTTTGTTTGACTCTGTGCGTGTCACAACGCAGACAGTTGGCAGCGCGGCCTCCAACACATTGTTTGTGCAGGGTGGTCAAGCGCCTTCCGTGCTCGTCGACATGGATGCATCTCTAAGCGAAGATAATAACAATGGCGGTGTTGTGGATTCTATTACGATTGTCCGCAATGATTTTCATCGTCCCGCTGATTACACTGTTAACGCTGCAACGTCTGGCACCGTCATCTCGTTGATTAGCGGACAGATTGTCTACGTATCCTCCGCCACTGTTGTTGGCACAGCCCCCGCAAGTGGCGTCGGTTACTACACCTACACCGGTGCAGCCACACTGACGGGCGTCAACACTGCACTGCTTTACTCTGGCGGCACCGCAACAGGCTTCACCTATAACGGTGTTAACTACGGCTACAAGCCCTCCGTAACTTTTGCGTTCTACCACACGCGTGGTACCACGACTCCGATTCCGGCTTCTGGTGATTACAGGCTACTGTTCGCAAAAACTGTCCCTGCCGATAGCGGCGTGGTCGACTGTTCGGACGTAATGCCCCAGCTGGCCACCCCCGTTGTTCAAGCAGGCAACACCAACGGTCTTGGCGCCACAGCTCCTCTGCGTAATAAGGGTTTTTACCTGGAGCGTGGCGACCGCATTTACGTTGGCGTGTTCCCCGACGGCCCCAATGTTTCCGGGTATATTCCTGGTGCTCACGTGATTGCAGAAGGCGGCTTCTTCTGATCATGGCGAAAAAGAGTGGTAATTCCTTTGGCGAGTTCGCCAGGACCACGATTTTCGAACCTAAAAACGTACAACCAATCAGGACAGAATTTTCTAAAGGATCTGTTCCTGATTCGATCTATTCGTCTAACCGGGAGTCTGCTTGGTCGCGCTGGCGGCGCGGCTTTGAAATTTACTGCAATACAAGCGTCAACAAGAACTACAGCTATCCATTTGATTATTTCATTCCCCTCCCTCCAGGGACCACTGTTGCCCCTGGCGCTAATCCCCCCAAGATCCCAGGAATCTTTCAGGGCTTTCCGACAAACAACAAGGATATGTGCATGCACTGGGCCGGAGTGCGTGTTGCGGGAAGTTTGCGGTTTGATAATGTCCGCGACAAAGATGGTGATCCGTCTCCAATCTTGTCTGTCACCGAAGATGAAGACTATTGGTACGTGACCATAAGCGGAGATTGGAGCCCTGCCACTCCATTGCCTGCTCCTTTGTTTATTCCACCCGTTGGACCAATCCCCAAGCAGTATCCAATCAACGGTGAGATTCTTGAGGATCGCATTGTTTCAGTCGGCGGGACGCCCATTACAAAAGACACGATTGATCCAACAACACAAAAGCGATACGGCTATGTACAAGCCGTTTTGGTATCAACGAACGAGGCCACAGGCGTCTTAAAACTACAGAAGCAAGGCTCCGTGGAAGCTACACCTGACGGTGTATTCCGTACTCCGGCTACCCGCCCACCTTCCGTGGGCCGTTACTTGATGACAGGTACGCGTTATTGCTGTTCCTGCCAGGACTTCACGCGTCGTGATTACGCATACATGATGGAGTTGGGAAGCAACAATAAAAAGGTATTCCCACGAACCAACGTTTCTGTTATCAAGCCTGGTCGATATGAAGTCATGACGCTCCGTGGTGTGGTCGATAACAGTGCAATGACCAGTGCAACGGTCAACCGAAATATGCGCGTGGTTTCACCATCACCTGAATATAACGTTCCTCCGACAGTCACTCCAAATACATCAACTGATCCACGAGCACTCAGGGATAATCCTGGCGTGTTTCGAGATTTTGGTAAAACATTCCTTCGCAACACACCGCTTCCTTCACTGGAAGGTGCAAGGGCAGAAGGCATGCCGCTATACGAAGACTACACCACATCGTTAAATCCAGATGGTTCACACACCATCACATCTTTGACAGACTTTTGGACGCCGCTTCTTGATGAACTCCGTTATTGCAAACATATTTATGCAATGAAGTTTATGGAGAACGTCTTCCCCCCTGAGCCTTCTGACTTGCCGGTCGAGATGGGAAGCATCGTGGAATGGGAGCAAAAACTAGTGGAGGACACCATAAAAGAAAATGAAACATCAGCGTATCGATTGACCGAGCGCGGCTTATCAATCATGGATGTTCCTCCGTATAACTGCCAGGCACCAATGATGATGCCGATGATGCAGAAGTTATTTAATGTGCCGTCTACATTTGTATTGATGTCTGGTTTTAGGATGTATGACAAGAACGGTGAGCAATACAATCCGTCAACAGGAGGTCGCCCGGGGGTCTAATGTCTAACTTTGGAGATATCGTCGACGGAACTTTTATTCTTTCAGAAGAACAAGTTGATATTCGGAAATACGGCTTGAGTGAAATTCAAGCCAGTGGCATTCCTACTGTTTATCACGTAGGAGATGTGATTAATTTGCCTTATGCTTCTGGAGAAATTTCCACAATGGAAGCAATTGGCCTGGCGTGGTATGCCTTTGCAAGTGGAATAACACCTTCTTAAGTGTTACAAATTCTTAATAATGTATACTTATATTAAGTCTCACGAGACTTATTAAGGCTTTTCTTTTTCCCTAGCGCCCTGGATAAGTCGACTGTTATGGTCGGGCCATCCAGTACACCTCAACCATGTCACAGCACCCGCCTGTTGATCAGCGGATTGTGGATGAGTACTTTCAGCTGATCTCAAATCGAAAAACAAAAGACGTAGCCTGGCTTTACGGAATGGTTGCAACCTTTGGTCTAAAGCCAGAGGATTTAAGTGGATTCTCCTGGGGACCAGGGGGAACAATCTATACGACCAGTCGAAAGCGTTCTGTTTCCCCATTGCATCCACAGTGGGTTGTTTTATTTGGACTAAAAGAAAAAGAGCCTTGCGTTCAGCAAGACTCTTGGCAGTCCCTTTGTTCGTCTCTGTATCGTTCAATGGCATATCAAGACATTGCCTTGAACGTCACTGATTTGATGTTGGCACATCGCCTACGCAAGGGCCATTACCAGCGCTTTAAGCAGACACTGGCAGCTCCCCGCTCTTTCGCAGCTGTTTCCTAACCGCTTCCACGTTCCAGCGGTAACCGTCACGTGAACGGGTTTCTGGGAACGCGGCGAAATGCGGACCCAACTTGAGGGTTCCGTTGTCGCGGTATTTGAAGAGGGTTTGACGGTCAATGCCGAGGAGTTCTTCGGCACGTTGAACGGGGACCCAGCCCCTGACTTTGGTCATGGCGCGAGAAGACGCGTGCTTTCATAAGGTATCCGCCTTGTTCGATCTGTCAAGACTCTTAAGATACCTTTTATCTTTTTGTTGTGGTTGGATACAAATGTGGGGAAATTAAAATTAGATAACGGCAACTAAAGAGCATGTTCAATAGTGAACAGGATCCCCTCGCCCTGCTCATTGAATTAACTCCAAAGTTAGCAAAGAAACGTTATCGACAGTCTATTTACGAAGCCTGGGATTGTAAGTGTGGCTATTGCGGAGATGAAGCCACATCCCTTGATCACATTATCCCCCGCTTCCGTTCTGGTTCAAGCAATAGAAATAACTTGATTCCCGCATGCCGTCGTTGTAACACAAATAAGGCAAGCGCAAAGATGGAAGAGTGGTATCGTCAACAATCTTATTTCACAGAAGAAAAGTACACCCGCATTAAAGCCTGGGTGTCACAAGAGGTAATTGATATTTTTGTTTATAATATTGATACGACTGCTCCTAGATTTGCGGCTGGATAGTGGGCCTTTATTACGACGCGATAAAACGAAAGTGGAATGTTTCATACGAAAAGACGGATTATCCTACAAACTTAAAAACTGATTATTCAACCACTCAACAAGTTAGGGTTAACTATCCTGTCACTGTATGTACGAGATGGTTTCTCGGACATTGTGTCGCAACGGGAACGGAAACTCATCATAAATATGTAGATGATACCGAGGGCAACCGAAACCGAAACCTGATGAATAAAAATAATACAAAAGAAAACGCAACTAACACAGCATTAAATACAAAAAACCAATCTTTGAACGCTGCATATGATAAAACCGTTTCAGCCGCTGGAACAACAAAAGGCGGAGATTACACTTCTCAACGCACATTAATACGAAATCTCGACGGTATTGATGCAGCCGTTAAAAAAGATTTAGAAGAGCAATACAAAACTTTTTATCGTACGGAAAAACTTCAAACATGGAATACAAACTTAGGCGCTAAGCCTTTGTATGGTGATTTTGATCCCAAGTATTACAAGCAGACATACCCTCAAGTTGAACAAGAATGGAAGGCCGCTGTTTCCAACGATGATATTGATGTCACCGAAAGATATGGCGAAAATGGTTACTACTTACAACATTACACATCCCAGGGTAAACCAGCTGGTTTCCGTGGTAACGCACCAGAAGCGACCTCTGCTGCTACTGGTTACGTCGAGAAAAAACCAACGGACCAGGATCTTCAAGCAGTCCGTGATTTACAGCTCGGCATTGATACGACAACCCAAACAAATCGTCTTTTGAACATTCCAGAAATTGCTGCCGAGTGGAATAAAGCCAAGCGAGATGATCCCTACTGGATCAAATTAGCCAAAGACAATTATCTGGACGTAACCAAACCCGATGAATTTGTTACACTATTCCGCATTTCAGAACGGCCAGAGGATAGGCAAGTCAGTTTAAATTACAACATTAACGCAGGCTATGGCATCACACAATTAGAAGATGCGCTCAATGAAGCTGTTGGCGAAAAAGCCACTGTGGACGTTAAAAAATTTGGTGCCTTAACCCAGGATGTTCTTAAACAGACAATCGAAGAAATGAAACAAGCCAAAGCCAAGGAAGAAATGCTCGGCTTAATGGGCGGCTTTGGCGGCTTCAGTGAAATTATGAATATCAACAATGAATTAAGCAACGCGATCCTTGGCGATACGGGAGTTGGCGGATTGCTTTCCTTTACGTCCGCAGGCAAAGCCGAAGAATCCCTAGAAAAAAGCCTTCAAAATATTACAGGTATTCGCAATAATGCGACCTATAACTGGCAGCAATGGTTTGATGGCGAACTAAAGAAACGATATGAACAAGACCTGGAGCTTGGCTATACAAATTCTGAAGCGGAAGAGAAGATAAAAATTGAAGGCGACTTTGCAAGAAACTTTATTGATGAATATTTAATTCCGCGCTTTAATACGGCGCGTTCGATGGATGAATTTGTTGAGTATCTTGATATTAGACAAGAAGAACAAAACCCATTCCAAACCCAGGACATGGTTAATGCAGTAAGTCTTGTCGCAAACCTACGTGCTAATCAATACCTGGATCAAATTAAAGCCAATAATGATCGTTATTTCAACGCAGATTTTTACTTTAATCCCACTGGGGATAAGGCAAGGCAAACAATGTATACAAACCAAGCACAAAGTGTTGCCCAGGATTGGGAAGCCGCCAAGAAGGGTGATCCGTATTGGGCACAGCAAGCTTATCGTTTTGGTGTCAATTTAAACGACAAAGATGCCTTTGCTCGTATGCATTTTCAAATCAAAGGACAAGGCTTGGGCTATGACGCGGCTGAAGATATTTTGAATGCAGGCAAGGTCCAAGATCAAATCTATAACAACATTTTGCCTTCTCTGAAAGAAGAAGCTTTGCGCCAGGGATCTGTCTTCGGTCAATTTATTACACCAGAGGAGTTTGCTGACGAAATGCTCCGTGGCCTGGATCCAAATGATAAATCAAGCTGGCAAGAAGTACTGCAAAGGTATGGCTTGACTGACTTCAAGGGAACAGTAGACGAATTAAAACAGTATGTGGTTGAAACATTGCGCACAGGTTCGGCCCAGGATATTCGTGAGCAAATTAAATATTTAAATGAAAAACGTCAACGCCCAACACAGCAAGTTCTTGGCCTTACTTACATTGAGCGGCCAGAGGATTATAAAGATGAAATGGCAACGCCACAAACTGAACTGTATAAAACGTTCCAATCCGCTGGTTACCAGGGTACAGAAGATGAGTTTTACAATAACTTCTTTCCAGATTTAGACAGGTCTGAACAAACAATCCTCACCAAGGCTGGCAGCGACAAGGCACTGCAGTCATACGGCCTTGACCTGAGTGATCCCTTCGCTTCTCTTGGCACAATCGAAAGTTTCTTTGATGAGGGAACAACAGGAAGCAAAGAGGAAGGTGGTGATACTTCGGCAAGTTTCTTCAGATTAGGATTGGATGATGAAGATGAAGAAACTGATTACAAATCAAAGACAGGCACACAAATTTTGGGTGAGTTCACTTCAATGTTTAAAGGACTCTAATGGCTGAAAAACATAAAAAAGCAGCGGCTGCAGCCAAGATTGCTAAGGACAAAATGGCGTGTAACAAGCCTCGCCGTACACCTGGGCATCCCACCAAGTCCCATGTTGTCAAAGCCTGCAAGGGAGGAGAGGAAAAGATTATTCGGTTCGGCCAACAGGGCGTTGAGGGCGCTGGGAAAAATCCGACCAGTGCCAAAGAAAAAGCAAGGAAAAAGTCATATTACGCAAGACATAACGCCCAAGATTCGAACCCCGACATCATGTCTGCCAGGTACTGGTCCCACAAAGTAAAGTGGTAGCGCCAACTCACTCCTGTCATGGCAAAACCCAAATCATCTTCATCCGTCAAACTTGAGTCCAAGCCCAAGAAAACGCGTCAAGGCCAGGGTCAACACAGCCTTCCTAATCACGGACGCAAAAAAATGCGCGGGCAAGGTAAATAAAATTTTGTGTATGATTGGGGGTAATAAAGTGTTACCCCCATGTCCGACTTTTCGCATGCGATTAACTTAATTCGCAAGTACGAAGGTTTCAGCGAAAAGGCGTACCCAGACTTAACCACTGGTGGTGAACCTTACACCATTGGTTACGGCACTCAGTATTACCCAGACGGCTCTCCTGTTAAGCAAGGGCAGTGTTGCAGCAAAGAAAAAGCCTTGCAACACTTGTTCTACGAAGTGCAAATCATTGACAGTCAGCTGACTAAGCTCAATCTTGGTCTTGATCCCTGCATGCGGCAGGCATTGATTTCATTCATCCACTCAATTGGATGGCAGCCCTTCCTGTACAGCTCCGTAATCGACGCCATTGAAGCAGAGGACTTCTGCATGGCGACACAGGAAATGTCCAGTTGGATCTTTGATGCCGAACACAAAGTTATCGGCGGTCT